AGCAACCCCTGAAGACTTCCAACGCTGGGAAGATCACTCCAAAATGTTAGATTGCTACAGTCTGATTCATGTCATCAAAGACTGCCAGTCCGCAGAAAAATGTATGCGCGGATTCGATCCAATCCGTGAGGGATACTATAGCGACCAGGCAGCAACTTACGGAATGGAGTTAACACGTCGGAATCAATTATTGCCTGCTGCGTTTCGCCATAGAGTGTAGAGTTAATGACATCGGGCAGGCGCAATCCTGCCCTTAATTATCAATTAGTGAAACGGTATCCTGCGATACCGTTTGGGGTTGCAGGATCCTGCCCGATCCTGTAGACTTTAGAAGTCAACCACCACTGACCCGGACCGATGAACACCGCCGCCGCCACTGCCCAGAGCACCGCCACCGCTCAAAAGTTTACTGTAACTTGTAAGGGTGAAACTATCAATTTCACCTCTACACTTTCCGATGAGAAAGTATTAGAAACTCTGCGCGGGTTGCGTTCATCTTTCGCCAATGATCTGGCGCGTAAGTTTAATAAACTCTCCGCGTCACAGTATGCTTGGGCACATAAATTGGCGGTTGACGCTAACACCGTCGCCGTTGTTGATGTTAACCAAACCTCACAATTTGAGGCGCTATTTAATGCTTTCGAAGCGGCAAAAGGTAAAGGCGCTAAGCGTTTGACCCTACGATTCGAAGGTGTTAATGTAAAACCAAACCGCGATCTTAGCGCACTTTGGGTTACATCCCAAACCGAATTTGAGCAGGGAGACTATGGTATGCAACCTAAGTTTCTGGGCAAAGTAACACGAAACGCCATTGATTCGCGTTTCTCAGATACAGTTAGGGAGACCATTATGGGCGCTGCCAGTGATCCTTTGACCGCTGCGATTAAGTACGGCAAAGTATCAGGTTCCTGCTCATGTTGCGGTAAAGAGTTAACAGTTAAAGAGTCAATCGAGCGGGGGATCGGTCCTGTCTGCGCTAGAAAGTTTGACTGGTAACTAACACCGGGGGAGGCGAAATCCTCCCCCTTAATTAACACAAACCCATTGCACTTTGACCATGTTCGTTATTAAGTATTTCGCCCCCTATGGTGGCGGTTGGAGAACAGAAACATTTGACACTAAATGTCAAGCAGAAGAACGGATTGCCTTCTATAGGAGTTGCGGATCACCCGCAGATTTCGCCTAAAGTATAGGCGTTCGTGGGCGGCAGTAAGGTAGATTTTGCCGCCCCATTCGTGCGCTCGGTATAATCGTGCGTTCGTGAATTGCAGGGGTTTGGTATATTTTGGGGGCGGCGCCTTAAGCCCATGGGTCCCTCCCAATCTATAAACGACCCAGATCGACCTCTATATATCACTCTCCACAAAAATTTCGCGCCCCACAAAACCCTTCAAAAACTCAAAATAATATATAAACTGAAATCGCAAAATTAAACACAAAAAGATGAAAAAAAATTCCGGGAAAATTTTTGAGTCCGTACAGGTCGATCCAATTAGTGGAGGATACTATCTCATAATTCCAGAGAGTATTGCCAATGAACTCTCATGGTATGAAGATACTGAGATTAGTTTTAAAGTCGAAGGAGATGAGGTTATTCTCACAGAACGTACAGATTGACAAACACTATATAATGAGTTATGATACTTAAGTAATGATTTAAAATTATGCCAAAAGGATTTACAGTAAAAGCAAAGGCGCCCGAAGCGTCTTCAACAGGGCCTGAATGGGATTACGAAAAAGCAAGAGAAATAGTAAAAGGCAAGTCAATTGTATTTTGTCTTCCTGGTAGGGGAGTTTCATATACCTACCTAAAGAGTTTTGTACAACTTTGTTTTGATCTAGTACAGTCAGGAGCAAGTATTCAGATCTCACAAGATTATTCATCAATGGTAAATTTTGCCCGATGCAAATGTCTTGGAGCAAATGTACTACGTGGACCAGATCAAATTCCTTGGGATGGGAAATTAAATTATGATTGGCAACTTTGGATTGATTCTGATATTGTCTTTAATACTGAGAAGTTCTGGCAATTGGTTCTTATGGAAAAAGATATTGCCGCCGGATGGTATGCAACCGAAGATGGTGTCACTACATCAGTCGCACACTGGTTAGAAGAAGATGACTTCCGCAATAATGGTGGAGTTATGAATCATGAAACCGTTGAGAGTATCTCGAAGCGTCGTAAACCATTTACAGTAGATTATACTGGTTTTGGATGGGTACTGATTAAGCACGGAGTATTTGAGAATGATGGCATCAAGTATCCTTGGTTTGCACCAAAGATGCAAGTCTTTGATTCTGGTGATGTTCAAGATATGTGTGGAGAGGATGTATCATTCTGCCTTGATGCAATCGAAGCAGGATTTGAGATCTGGTGTGATCCTCGTATTCGCGTTGGACACGAAAAGATGAGAGTAATCTGATGTCCAATAAGTATAACATCCTTTGTAAGGGGCGTAAAATTTACATGAATCTTGCAGAGGAAGAATACTTCAATACTATGGAGGATCTGGCAATTGATTTTTATCAGACAGGTTCTCCAAATCCAAATGAAATTGAAACTGAAATTATCGGAGAAAACTAATGTCTAAACGTGCCTCATTGAATGGTAAAGTTATTATTGAATCAAATCCCAAAACCACTCGTCAGGGTGATGGGGCAAATACTAAGTATGCGGCAACTTCTCGTAACTTAGCTCGTAAAAAATATCGAGGACAAGGTAAATAATCAAAGCGGGCAATATGACCCGCTTTTTTTATGGAATAAATATTTTTTTACTTATAGTAGTGACTTGGAACGTTTTTCAATGGGCAGACACCTATTATTAGAGGTGTATGATGTTAAATACAATCTCATTAATAATGGAATTGCTCTTGAAGAGGTAATGATTGGGGGTATTAAACGCGCAGGAATGACCATTTTGAATGTATTCCAGCATCAGTTTATACCTCAGGGATGTACAATTGTAATTGCACTATCCGAGAGTCATGTATCGTGTCATACATGGCCAGAAAAAGGTTGTCTGACAATAGATGTTTATACTTGTGGTGAAGGAAATCCAATGTTAATTGTATTAGAACTATTAAAATATTTAAATTCTGATAATTATGCATTGCGTGAAATTAATCGTTAAATATGAATAGGAGATAGCAACCTCCTTCATAAAAGTTCTGTTTTTAAAAAAACAGGAGCTAAAAATGTTATTCAAATCCGAAAACTCTGAAAAAAGAGTCCTTCAAGAAGTCATGCACGATTATGCACCAAAACATAATCTCAAAAAACAAACAGAATTGCATGAAAAAATTCGTAATGATGACGACTATGATGACTGGGAATACGGTACAGAACCAAATTATGGTTCTTCATGGAAATCAACATAAATAAAATATAGAAATTTAATCACAGAATGGCAGTACAAAGGATATCTAGATCATTTAAAGATATTAGTTTATCCTTTGTTCCCCATCCGGTGACAAAGGATCTACCTATACTTAAAAATGAACGTGCAATTTCCAGATCAATTCGAAATCTAGTAGAAACAATTCCAACTGAAAGATTCTTCAACTCTTTACTTGGATCTGATGTTTATCGTAGTTTATTTGAATTTTGTGATTATGGTACTGCATCAATTATACAAACTCAGATTGAAACTACAATTGAAAATTATGAACCAAGAGTCAATAATGTTCAAGTAAGTGTAAATCCCCAACCAGATAATAATTCATTTGAAGTTTCTATCGTATTTGATATTATCGGGCAAGAAATCCCAACACAACAATTTACATTCCTACTAGAGGCAACCAGATAAAATGCCTTTTACTAAATTTACAAATCTAGATTTTGATCAAATAAAGACATCTATAAAAGATTATCTTCGTGCCAACCCTACATTCACGGATTTTGACTTTGAAGGATCTAATTTTTCTGTCTTAATTGATACTTTAGCATATAACACATATATTACAGCATTCAACTCAAATATGATTGTGAATGAATCCTTCTTGGATTCTGCAACACTGAGAGAAAATGTAGTTTCACTTGCAAGAAATATTGGTTACGTACCACGCTCCAGAAACTGTTCTAAGGCAGTTGTATCATTTAGTGGTACAACTGATTCAATAACACCAACAGTCACCTTAAAGGCAGGTCTAGTATGTGTTGGGAGTGCAGATAATACATCATATACTTTTTCCGTACCAGAAAATATTACTCGCCCAGTAGTAAATAATACTGTAGGTTTTAATAGTATCACAGTCTACCAAGGAACATTTTTAACAAAACAATTTGTTGTTGATGGATCTCTGGATCAAAGATTTGTTTTGGATAATCCAAATATTGATACTTCAACAATTTCAGTTTATGTTAAAGGTATTAATGATAGTGGACTTGGTTCAGAATACTCATTAGTTGAAAATATTTTAAACATTGATTCGGTATCAGAAATTTATTTAATACAAGAAGTTCAAGATGAAAAGTATGAACTTCTCTTTGGTGATGGAAGATTTGGCAAAAAACTAGAAAATAATGCCGTTATAACAGTCAATTATATTGTAACTAATGGAAAAGAAGGAAACGGATGTTCTAATTTTTCTTTTCAAGGAAATTTGAGATCATCTTTGGATCAAGCAGTATCATTAGGAACAGTAACTGTTACTACTGATCAGTCTTCTCAGAATGGTGGAGAAATTGAAAATATTGACTCAATTAAATATTTTGCACCAAGAATTTATTCTGCACAGTACAGAGCAGTAACTGCAAGAGATTATGAAGTAATTATTAAAAAAATATACCCAGATACAGAATCTGTTGCAATTATTGGTGGCGAAGAATTAGATCCGCCAGAATATGGTAACGTTGTTATAAGTATTAAACCAAAAAATGGAACTTATGTATCAGATTTCAATAAAGAATTGATCAAAAATGAACTAAAACAATATAGTATTTCTGGAATTAATCAGAAAATAATTGATCTTAAAATATTATATGTTGAGATTGATTCTTCAATTTATTACAACATATCTCAGATATCTTCGGTAGATTCTTTAAAGACTAAAATATCAAATTCTTTAGAAAAATATTCAGATTCATTGGATTTTAATAAATTTGGAGGAAGATTTAAGTACAGTAAAGTTCTCCAAATTATTGATAATACTGATACGTCAATAACATCAAATATCACTAAAGTCAGAATAAGAAGAGATCTTAAAGTATTACCAAATCAATTTGCACAATATGAATTATGTTTTGGTAATAAATTTCATATTAACCCAGAAGGATATAATATAAGGTCTACTGGGTTTAAAATTTCCAACGAATCGGATGTAGTATATTTAACTGATACACCATCTAAAGATTCCAACGGAACTTTAACTGGAACTGGAATAATTTCAATCGTGAATCCATATCCAGTTATTTCTGGTGTTGATACTACTTCGGTGTTGAAAACTCGAATCGTTGTCCAATCTGCAGGTACTGTAGACTATATTAAAGGCGAAATCAAATTAACAACAATTAACATCATTTCAACATCTTTACCAAATGATATTATTGAAATACAGGCATTTCCAGAATCAAATGATGCCATTGGATTGAAAGATTTATATTTAGTTTTTAATATTCAAAAAAGTACAATAAATATGGTAAGAGACGTAATTTCTTCTGGAGATGAGATTTCTGGAACAGTATTTTCTAGAGATTTTTATACGTCAAGTTATCAAAACGATAAACTAATAAGAGTGTAGCATGATAGGAATTGGATTTGAATCTAGAGTAAAAGTACAGCAAATAATTCAAAATCAACTTCCAGAATTTATGCTGGATGAAAGTCCGAATGCTGTAGAATTTTTAAAGCAATATTATATTTCTCAAGAATATCATGGCGGCCCTGTAGATATTGCAGAAAATTTAGACCAATATTTAAAACTTGACAACTTAACTCCCGAAGTCGTTGTAGGTAATGTTGGTCTCAGCACCAACATTACATCTACCGTTGGAGTCGTTACAGTAACAAGTACAAAGGGGTTTCCTCCAAAATATGGACTTTTGAAAATTGATGATGAAATTATTACGTACACTGGAATAACCACAAATACATTTACTGGATGTATTCGGGGATTTAGTGGAATTACTAGTTATCATGCAGATTTAAATTCGGAAGAATTGGTATTTTCCGAGTCTAAAGGTGAATCACATACTTCAGGATCTTCTGTACAAAATCTAAGCTCATTATTTTTAAAAGAATTTTATAAAAAGTTAAAAATAACATTAACTCCAGGATTAGAAGATGCTAATTTTGTTTCGGATTTAAATATTGGTAATTTTATAAAAAACGCCAGATCTTTCTATCAAGCAAAGGGAACGGATGAGTCATTTCGTATTTTATTTAATATTCTGTATGGAGTAACTCCTAGGGTTGTAAACTTAGAAGATTTTTTAATTAAACCATCTTCTGCAAAATTTATTAGGAGACAGGTTGCAATAGCAGAAAGAATCTCTGGAGATCCCTCCAAATTAGTTGGACAGACCATTAAAAAATATATTAATGGTGTTGCTGATAATATTACAAGCGCATCAGTATCTGAAATAGAACCATTTACTAGAAATAATAATCAATACTTTAAAATTTCATTATTTGTTGGATATGATGATGTTTCGGCGGTTGAGGGTAATTTTGTAATTACACCGAATACAAAATGCCTTGAAAATATTTCTATTGGATCTTCTGTAATTTCTGTTGATTCTACAATTGGATTTGCGGAAAGTGGAACAATCATATCGGGCATTAATACCATCACTTACACAAGTAAGAGTATCAATCAGTTTTTTGGATGTATTGGTATTACATCCACAATTTCTTCTACAGATAATATAAGATCTGATGAAATTTATTACAGTTATGAGAACGGAGATACTACTAAAAAAGTTGAATTGAGACTTACTGGTGTATTGTCAAAATTTGTGCAGGTATCTGATAATCTAAATGTAAGTGAAGGTGATACAATTTCAGTTAAAAATCTTGGAGAATTAATTAAAAATCCCTC